CCTTGGGAAGCAGAAGCAGGATGGGCAGGTAGAACTGAAGACATGACTATGAACGCTCTTGCTGCCTGTGCTGCTGGTGAGATGTGGACGGAATATGAACCGACTCCATTGACCAGAGAGTATCTAGTTAAAGAAGGTTATATTTCTAAATAGAGATGCGTTGCTTTCTGTGGAATGCCAGAAGAAGTTAAGAAGGAAGATCCCAAGAAGAAAGGTATTGTTGGAAAGATAAAGGAAGCTGCAAATGACAAAGAAGAGCAGCTTGATATTCTTTCTACTTTTGTTAGGCTTGGCATCCTTGTTTGGAGCGGCGGAATACTCACGCTGGCGTACATCCAATTACCACCTGTACTCGGTATTCCCGAGCAAAAACTAGATCCAACTTTTATCGCGAGTGTCTTTACTGGGGTGCTCGCGACTTTTGGTGTTCAGGCAGCAAAGAAAGGTGGCAATGGAAATGGTAATGGATCTTCCAATGGTGGCATCAGTAAAGCAGATATGGAAAGATTGATTGCTGCTGCAGCACAAACTGCACCTGCTCAAACCATTCGTGTAGAGCAAGCACCAATCAAGTTCATCACTAAGGATGATGAACCACCCGTAAAACCTACCGTATAATCTTATGACCTTCTTTAAATGGACTGCATTAGGAGTTGGTGGTGTTGTTGCCGTAGCACACATCGGTGTTCTGGGACACATCATTACAGCAACCAAAGTGCCAGAAGCACCAGTTATTAATTTCCCTAGAGGAGATTATTCTTCGTATAAAGTGGAGGCAGGTAAAGAAGGTTATAGTATAGAATACAAAGCAAACGATCCTGCTGTTCTTGAGTCACAGAAATCTCTATCATTAGATAAAGATAAGAGGGGATTGTTTGGTGGTGGTAATGAAAGTCGCCGTGAGTGGCGCAGAGATCAATACACTATGGATGGCACTAGAAATCTAGGAGGTGCTGTAGACGGCGAGGGAAAGTCTGCAAAAGACATAGAGTGTATCGTGGCGGACGCTGGAGCACGGTCACAAGGTGCGATGGCGGGAAGTAGTATTGCTGCTGGAGTTGGTGTTCCTGCTGTGATTGGTATTCCATATGTTGGATGGTTAGCGGCTGGTTGGGTATCACTTTTGGGTGGTAGAATAGGTTCTGCTGCTGGATCTACCGTTGGTTCTATGCTTAATGATTGCTAATCCTAACTTAGTCATCAAGTCAAAACATACCCCATTTTAGGAAATCTTGCCTATAATAGATAGAGTAGTTGCATGAACTATAATGAAGTTTATTAGCGCAGTTATTGTTGCCACACTTTCGGCAATGATTATATTTTTACCTGGGATTGCATACGCCGTAGACGTAACAATGGGTTCCAATGGAAATCTTGTATTCGATCCAGATAATATTAGTATTACTGCTGGTGAAACAGTTCATTTCGTAAACGGAATGTTACCCCCACATAATATTATTGTTGAGGGTAGAGCAGATCTTTCTAGAGAATCATTGATGTTTACTCCTGGCGAATCGCAAGATATTCTTTTTGCTGATGCTGGAGACTATGATTTCTTCTGTGGTCCTCATCAGGGGGCTGGCATGATTGGACATCTTCATGTAGAATGATGAGTACACTGTTTGTCTTTGCTTTTACAATGTTGTTAATCGCGGGAATGCAACTAACATGGCCAGTAAGATATAGAGGAAAGTAAATGAAAGTTGGAATGATTGGGTTGGGTCGTACTGGTGAAGGTATGGCTCGCCGTATGCTTGCAAAGGGTATTGAAGTCTGGGGTTACAGTAGTACTAACTATGAGAATGCCTGTGGACAATATGAAGCAGGACATCTTAGTGGATGTGTAACTTCATTAGAATATCTTGTCCGAGCAGTTAAGACTGATAATAAGAAATTTATTAGTGCTGGTAAAATTCCTGGTATCTTTCAGATCACACTCCCAGAGCAAAAGGCAGAAGATACACTTGATGAATTACTACCTTTACTTGAGGAGGGTGATATCATTATTGATCATAGCACCAGTGATATAACAAAATGTCAGGAACTGGAGTTGTATTGCTCTAAGTTAGGTATCTCATATATCTTCTCTGGTGTGTATGGAGCATCTTATGCTATTGATTCTTGCTCCAAAATTTTCCAATCCTTATCACCAGGCAACGTCAAATGTTAGGTACTGTTTTACTGTGGGTATCAATTCCATTTGTACTTCTTACTATAACCTTTGGACTTTATAGGGGTGAGAATTTCTACTACGAAAGTGATGATTATGATGGAAATGGAACGGCACATTAAACTGCGTTATGATTTTGCTATGAGTGCATTCGCTAGAATGTATGGCGTAAATCATGTAATGAGTTCATCTGATATTCCTAGATTTTGTAAGAAGTGGGCTGAAACTGAAGGTGAAGAGGCACCTTTTGGAACTATAAGTGAGATTAACTTTTACTTTTTAGACTTCTGGAACACCTGGGGAGGGTATCTATGAATCTTTTAGCACACAAAGCAGCACACTTTGCTGCAGTTACACTCAACAATCCTTTTGGGATTGGCACATTAAGTCTTGCATTAGTTGTTGTACCTATTATTGGTATGCACTATGTTCACAAATATGGATGGCAACACTGGGCACCTTTTAATAATGAATCTCATACTTAGACCACTTGATAATCCAGATGATCCTGTATGGTCAGTGATCATTATGGTAATCCTCGCTGTAGCTATGGCAGTTTATGTCATCATATACATATTAGGAGTTGATGAGAGAGAAGAACATGGGAGCAATGACACCACCAAGCAGGAAGAGTTGTTACAACTTCCGAGTGACGGAGATAAACCGTGTCCTTGATGGTGATACTATTGATGTCACCATTGATCTTGGGTTTGATTTATACAAGAAAGAAAGAGTTAGAGTTGCAGGAGTTGATACGCCAGAGAAAAGGACGAGAAACCTAGAGGAGAAGGCACTTGGAATCGAAGCAACTAACTGGCTCAAAGAAAAACTGGAAGGTACGTTGGCTGGTGATGATGAGTTGTCTGTTAGGACTGAACTTGTTGGCGGTACTGGCAAATACGGTCGTCTTCTGGGGTGGCTTTACATTGGGGACGACACAGTGTCACTCAACGAGCAAATGATCGAGGAGGGTTATGCTCATGCATACGACGGAGGAACAAAAGATATGGATCTCGAAGCACTTAGAGAAATCAGAAGGGCACACGGCACGCTGGTGTAGAAGTGCTGTCTGTGGATCTGCACCTTTTATCCCAGACTCCGAATTTGGAGGGGAAAATTGCGAATTAACTTGCGATATTGAAAATGATTCCAGAAATTCAAATAGGTAATATTGATATTGGAATTGGGCAAGTTGGTAATCTATTCATCAATGATACGCCTGATTGGTTAAAGACGCCCTCACAAGCAGTCCCAATTTACCCACCCGTGTCTACACAGGTGGGTGTTCCTATTGTTAATATACCTGGATGTGTTGAGTCTCATAGAGATAGTAACGAGAACCAAACACTTAAAGAAGAAGATAGAGATGGTGTTAGAGTTTTCTGTGATGCAGGGACACCTAGTTATAGTCCATTAGATTATGACCCACGTAGATTAGAAGTAACTACAACATCTCCACCTCCACCACCATATAAAGCACCAGAAGCAAAACCACCACCAACTCCTGATGCACCATCAACTCCTAAAACAGATGCTGCAAAAGCAGAGTGTCCTAGTAGAGCACAAGAATTAAAAAACCCTGTAGGAAAAATCCTAGAGGGCAACAAAAAGATTACTGGATATGAGACAGTAGGAAAAGAATGTCTCCCCATATTTGAAACTCTTAATATACCTGATCAGATTGTCCAGAACATACCATCAGCAGGTATGATAACTGTTACTGCATCTATCGCTGTGGTGGCAACGACCTCGGCACTGCTTGCAAAACCTCTTGCTGACCTTTTGTTAAAAGTGGTGAAACCTGTGACGAAGAAAGTGGTGAAGAAGATTGCTGCCTTACGGGGTAAGAAACCCCCGGTGCTGTCTGAGTCTGAGAGGAA